TCAAATGATGGAGATTTGGAGAAACGCGCCAAAATCAAAGCGCATGGAACAAGTTAACCGACTGAAGGTTCCCGGCAAAAATGAATATAAACGAATATTAGCAAATGTGCTCGCGGAGGTTTATGTTCAAGCCACAAGCGGTGTAAAAAAAGAGCTTTCCTCCGACGGCCTAAAACTTGCCGAAGAATCAGAAATTAGGGATTTGCCGGCCGAGTCCAAATCCGCCGGAGCTTCTCAAGCTGACCTTTTAACAGAGAGTCAAGACGCAGACTTGCGAAAAAATCTCTTTTTCAGTTTCACCAGCAAGGCCGACGTTTTGCCGACTGAAGCGCAAATGGAGGCGAATTTACTGCAAGTGGTAAAAAATTATGTCGAGGGCGCAAGCGTTCGAGTCGCGGGCCCGAATGCTGTCGCGAATGCCGTCAACATTGCCCGAAATGCGATCTTCCAGAAAAAGGAAACGCTGGATAAAATTGAAAGCTTTATCTTTACCAATCCGAGCCCGGAAGCCGCGATTTGCATTGAACTTGCGGGCCGTGTCTTCTCAAAACAGGAGTATGTTGTCAGTGATAAGTTGCCGCCACTTCATCATAATTGTAATTCATGGATCAAGGCGCAAATCTCAGGAAGACCTGGAAATAAGCCGGTAAGTCCGGCGGGCCTTAGTATCCAGGGCACGGACAATCAAATTGAACAGATCGAAAAAAGCATAACCCTGTAATATGATTTTTCAATTAGCCGAAAACACATCCAAGCGAGTCCAGGTCGCTAAAGTTGGAAAATTTCAACATGAAATTTATGGGAATTTTTCGATCACTCTGGACGACCTGCAGAAGATGAAATTAGGACTTGATGAAAATATCCGGCGTCAAGAGTTGGAAGGAAAGCCTGTTTTGCCGTTTGATTACAAACATGAGGAAGAGGACATAGCGGCTGGTTGGATCACAAGTCTTGAAATTGACAAAGACAAAAACGGCGCAAACGCTCTTTTTGCGGAGGTTGACTGGACTCCCAAAGCGGCCGAAAAAATCAAAACGAAAGAATTTAAATTTGTTTCGCCCTCAATCCGCCGCAACTACCAGGATGCGGAAACGGGCAAAAAATTTGATATCATTCTCAAGGGGGCAACGTTAACTAACGTCCCCTTTCTCCGGGACATGGAAGCTGTGCACTTACTATCAGAAAGCAGACGCGCCGCTTTTGAGTCTCTTAAGCTGTCTGGCGACGAACCGGACATTAATTTTAAAAAAGGTGTTAACATGCCGAAAAAACTCGCTGAATCCTTTAGTAAAATGTCGCCGGACGATCAAAAGGAATTTTTGCTCGCTTGCGGCCTGATGAAAAAGGACAAAAAGCTTTCCGAAGAACTAAGAAAAACTCAGGATGACTTGAGAAAAGCGCAGTCTGATTTAAAACTTTCGGAAGATCAAAACAAAAAATTGACAGAGGAAATGTCGAACTCAACGGACGCAAGCGACAAGCTGAAACTTGCCGAAGGAAAAATTGAAAAGCTCGAAGAAAACCTTAAGTCAATGACGCGGGAAATGGCCGACGCAAAACGCAAGGCTCAGTTTGACCAAATGCTGTCGGAGGGGAAAGTTTGCGAAGCTCAGCGGAAGCCATTCATGGCGCAAGATTTCGCGGAGTACGCGAAACTTAACGAACCTATTAAGCTTCGCGACGCTGGACAAAATTATCAAAGCGACGAAGACATGAGTCAGGAAAAAGCATCCGGCGAACTCTTGAAACTCGCGGAAGAAAAAGCAAAAGCGGATGAATGCGAGTTTGGTGAAGCCATGAAACTAGTATTGTCCGAAAACCCAAAACTCGCGGCCCAGGCCGGTCAATAAGGAGAAAAAAATGGCAAGTCATTATACAGCGCGTTACAATAGATCGCTTTTAGCCGCCGTCGATCTAAGCTCCAGTCAATTTTTATATGTGAGTGACAACGGCTCCGGTCTGGCAAACATAGCCGGAGGCACTAACGGCGCGTTCGGATTCGGATTTTTGATGAACAATCCCGAAGCCAACGAAGCTTGCGAAATTGCGACAATCGGCGGAGGCGCGAAAGGTATCGCCGCCGAAACGATCACGTTGGCGGCCGGGAAAGTCACGGAACTAAAAGCCGACGCAACCGGAAAAATGCTTAATGCCCTTCCCGGCGATGTAGTCGCGGCCGTAGCTCTTGAGAGTGCGGCAACGGATGATATTTTTGAGGTAATGCCGGTTTCCTATATAAAACTGGCCGAGCCGGTCATTTTTCAAGCCGCCGCGGATTTAACATCGAGTCAATATTATTACGTCGGCGACAGCTCCGGCGATGTGGATGTCACTGGCGGCGCAACTGGCGCGGTTGGCTACGGATTTTTAATGAATGCGCCGGACACAGGTGAAGACGCGATCATTAACGGGCCGGGCTATCCGTTCGCAAAGGCGATTTCTCATGACGCCATTTCAGTGAATGACAAACTGAAGGCTTTGGCGACCGGCAAAATGGACGCGACAACCACACCCGGCGATATTGTGGTGGCAATTGCTTTGTCAGCCTCAACCGGGGCGGATGAAACCATTGACGTGATTCCAGTCCTTTATATTCATCCATAATTTAATAAGGAGAAAATAATAAAATGGCAACAACAGTAACAAGGGCGCGTGAAGACAGGCTCTTAGGCGATGTTAGTCGCCGTCATAATGTCGAGGGGCTGGTGGCAAATCAAGTGCTAACCTCAACGATTGTCAAGAAAAGTACTGGTAAAATTGGCAAATATGGCAATGAACATCTACGCATTGTTCATGATTTGGTTGGCGGGATGACCGAGTATCCTAAAATCACGGTAGACACAAAGGATAGCGACCGTTATATACTCGAAAAGCACGGTCTTGGAGTTACGCTTAGCGAAGAAGAAATCGATAACGAGATTCAACCTTTTGATGCGCGAGTTGACGCCACAATGGATGTTACAGACCGTTTACTGCTCGGACGCGAGTTTGCGCTTTCTTCGGTTTTGACAGATACCGCGACTTTAACCAATAACGTCACATTGTCGGGAACGGATCAATTTAACGACTATGATAACTCTAAGCCTCTTGAGGTTTTTAGGGCCGCGCGAGCTTCGATTTACTCCAAGACCGGCAAAGACACGCGCATGAAAGGCGGATTTGCTCTTTTGACCTGGGATGTTGAAAACGCCTTGAGTTTTCACCCGGATTTGCTCGATTTGTATAAATATGTCGGGAATGTCGGCAATGGCCTCAGCCTTGAGCAATTGCGACAGGTTATGAAAGTAGATCGCTTGATAATGGCCTGGAGCCAGTACGACTCCTCAAAAGAGGGGCAAACAGCCGTTATTACGCCGACATGGGGGAAAAATATTGTTTATGGTTTCGCGCCTGTAAATGGAACAAAGCGAATAACTACGCTTGGTTTCAACGTCGCGAAAACTCGCGCTCATAGAGTGTTTAGGAGCCGAATTGACGACCCGCCAAACGCCGAGCGCGTTTTGGTCGACATTACCTACGATGACCTTATAACCGATGTCGGCGCGGGTTATCTCATCAAAGACGCGGTCGCATAGAAGAGGCAGTATGGATAGGGCAATGCTTGCGAGCCTGACAAAAGAAAAATTAATCAGATTTTTTCCGAGCCTAAATTTAAAAATGGCAAGCTCGAAAGACGATTTGATTGCTCAAATTTTGTCAGGTAATCCGACAAGCGACGAAATCCGGGGGCTTGAGATTTATTTCGACAAGGAGCCGGAACCCGAACCGCGCTTTATTGTGGTTTATCCAATACAGGAAGACGGCAGATTGTTTGAGCGAGGCTCCCAATATACAGGACGTTTTGCGGAAAAGTTTTTGCGGGACGGTCAAATCAAGGATCAATAATGGCATACGCGACGGCGACCGACATTGAGGCGGAATTCAAAAATATTACCTTTGACACTTCCTCCGCTATTACGGAGACCGAGGTCACAGAGTATATTAATCAAGAAGAGGCGTATATTAATGCGATTGTCTCTAATCGATACGAAATTCCAATCACTGGAAACGAGGCAAGAAAAATCCTGAAAAATATTTCTATTGCCTGTGTTGCTTATCGCGTCGCTAAAGTCCTGAATCTGAAAAAGGATGTTCCTATCCCGGAAAAGTTTGTTCCTCAAGCAATCAATGAGGGGGCGGCTTACCGGGAAGCGAAGAAAAAACTTGAAATGATCCAGAAAGGCAAGGTTATTTTGGATGACGCGACGGCCCTTTCTTCTCAACAGGGAGTGAAAAGTTACAATGCGTCCAACAATATTTTGCCAATCTGGGAACGGGACACAAGGCAATGGTAGAGCATCATGGCTGAAAATCCCGTTTCCTATGACGTTGACGCCGACAACCAATTCAAAAAGGTCATGGCGCGAGCGATTAAGTCAGGCCTGGATTTGTCTTTTTCGATGGGAGAAGCAGTACGGATTATTAAAAAAGAATCCAAAAAGAATTTTATTCTAAAGGGTTTTGGGAAATATCCGCCGCTTTCGGATAAATACTCCAGGAGAAAGTTTATTTTAGCGCCAGGGACGCCGATTTTAACAGGAGCAAAGCCCGGCAAAGTCAACAAGGGAAAGAAAATCTCTGGTGGCGGAGCGTCGGGAAAACTGAAGCGTTCGATAATAAATAATACTTCGGACTCTATTGTTTTGATCGGCAAAAGGTCGCTTGAGTTTGGAACTAAAGCGACGACCGACGAGGGCAAGCCCTATCCTTTGTATGTCCAGGAAGGCACAAAAAACAAGGACGGAAGCGTAAAAATGCCCGCTCGAAAGTTTTTGTTTTTCAGTAGTCGCATGGTTAAGCAGATCATCAACACGATAAACGCTGATATCGCAAATCAATTGCCGTCATGAAATACGATCTTGAAAAACTCGAATCTGATTTATTGGCCCTGGTAAAATCCAAAATGGCTGTAAAATTATCAGAGATCGAGGCGGATAAGGGCGACTCGATAACACTCGAAGTGCCCGCCGATGATCAATATTTCAATAGCACGGATATCGATGAGGAAATCGTTAATCAAGTGTTAATGGTGCGTTACGGCATTGAAGAGAGCGACGCGATTTCGATTTCGTCCGCGACTAGTCAGGAAAGCACGGTTTCATTTCTGGTTTACCTGAATGAATTAAACCAGGCGCGCGGCGTTTTGCGCAAAAAGATTTTTCGCTACGGCCGGGCGCTGAAAGAGATTTTCGAAGAAAATTTCAGAGATCTTTCGTTTGTCTCGAATATGAACATTGAAGTTGTTTCGCCGATGGAGTGGAGGGAAAACGAATCATCCCCCGCCTATAAAGTCGGCGGAGTTTTTATAAAAGCCACACTCGCGAGTTAACATGGGCAATGAATATCAAGAAATAAAAGATGACGAGAAAACGCTAATTGCGAAGCGGGATTTTGTTATTTTTCAGAATGATTTCCGGGCCGACATTAAAAAAGGCGATGATTTGTCCGAGATACCGGAAATCTATCATCAGAATTTAAAAACTGAGGGCGTCATTTAAGCCCGTAACCAAAAAGGAAAAAAATGGCTCAAAATCAACCCCGTCACATTTACGGGATTCATGAAATGGCCCCCTACGTTCCGGCAACGGGCGCCCCTTACGGTAATTTTCGCGTATTGGGAGGCGCAAGTATAAATCTCTCCGGCGAGCTTATTCAGTTGACGGGCGGCTCGTCACCGTACCCCTGGAGTTCCCAGGACGGCAATATTACGGCGGAGCTTGTCTTTTCACCGAAAGAAATTCCAGATTTTTTGTTTAAGTTGATGCTGGGGAACCTTCCGACAACGATTAACAATGATCCTGGGAATGTTTCATCTTTGACAAATGTTGAGGGGACTTCCGTGCAGGATGCCACAACCGGGATCGCTTCAGTTGGCGTAAAATCAGGGTCGGAAGCGGATGTAAAATTCGGAAAATATCTTGTGGTGGCGGTTTCTGCAACGACCGTTGATGTTTATGGACTCTCAAGTGCGGACTTTCAGCGCGGAACAGATAAAGAATACGTCGACGACACCCTAAAATTAACATCCACTCCCCTGAGCATTACGGCGTCGGCCGCTGTGGAGGTGCCCGGATTTGGTGTTGAATTGACCGGCGGCTCAGGCGTCATTGCTATGACGACCGACGACACGGCCGAATTTGAGGCAAACCCGCCCTCCCTGGAACAAACAGACGTTGAAATCGGCGCAATCGGCTCTTGTATCCCCGAATTTGGAGCTGTGATAACTTCACAAAAACAATCCGACGGCGGACTTTGGATATTTGACGTTTATCGAATAAAGGCTATTGGATATCCATTTGGAATGGCCGAAAAAGCTTTCAATGAGCCGGAAATGACGGCGAACATTCTTTACGACTCCGCCAAAAATGGAATCATGAAAGCTAGATACATTAAACCTATCGTCGCCTGCAGCTAAAAAATGGCAACAGCAAAAATAACTCTGACAACCAATATGCAGTTATTAGGGGCGGGGCCTATGGTGATTACTCTGGAAAAAGGGCCGCTAGCCGGGCTGCATTTTGCAAGCTCATTGCCAGCCGATACTGCCGCCGTTCATAGATTACGAAGCGGTGACGGCAACAGTCAGGCGTTTAATTACACAGGCTCTTTGAATGTGTACGCCCGCAAATATGATCCGACAGGAACGGCTGATACTGAACTTGCTTATACATAGTAAATTATGACTATCACAGGGCCAGAGACCGGCATTACAGAGCGATTAAAAGTTGGCGATATCGACGGATTTGTCGTCAAAAACAACACCACAACCGCCGTCACGATTACAGCGGGGCGAATGGAGGCGAACGGCAAAAAATATGTATTGTCGGCCGATGCCTCTCACACTATGACAAGTTTAGCAGCCGGAGCTGATTTTCATTATCTCTACATTGACGATACCGCCAGCTCCCCTCCGACCGCAACAATCATTGACTCGACGACAGAGCCATCTTTAGACGCCGCAAAACGCGGATGGTATAACGGGGACGACAAGCTTGTTGGTCTTGTGTATAGTCCGGCGGGAAGCGCGGTAGTGCGTTATTTTGACTTAGTTCAAATCAGCCCAAATTACGCACGGATTGAATTCCCAGATTTCCAGCTTGATTTCTCACTTGCCTCCGCTATGGTTCCATCTGGCTCCTGGCAAACTCCTGATGATAATGAATCAAGCGTGTTTACTCCTGTAAATGCAAAGGAAATCAAATTACGGCTGATAGGGTCGGACTCAACCCCCGCGACGTCGGAGTTGAGTTGCCTCAATAGTGAAGACGCTGCCACGTACCCAGTCATAACTCGCTCCCCTTATTACGTGCGTAATTATGACGACAATTACTTTATTAATTGGGTAATTCTTGGAGCTTCGCGAAAAATAAAAATAGCCGGCGGAGTTACCGACGATAACGCACTATATTGCTGGATGTCCGGCTTTGGATATGAGAGATAAAAAAAAATATGAGTAAACAATTTGTAATTCAAATTCAGACTGAGGAAAATGGACTGGGGATTGGTTGGCTTGCGAAAAGTTTTGAGGTATCTGAAGACGCTCCAATCCCTGAAACATGGCCCTCGAACCGGGCGCAGGTCGTCATGACTAACGAAACGAGCTTCGATGAGATAGTAGCTGTTTATCAGCAATATAAAACTGCCGCTATTTTCAGCTACGACGAACCGAGCGAAACAATAAATTGCACTGGAGCTTATACTGGCTCCTGGCCGAAGGATTAAAGATGAAATTAGCGGATTTACAGCCAAAAAAAGTTGATTTTACAGTCTCAGACGTCGAGCTAACCTTTCGTCCGTTTACGATTGCGGACGACTTAAAGTCCCAGGAAATCGCCGGAGGACAAAAGAAACTCGTCAAAGCTTTTGAAGAATTTGACTTTGAAAAAATTTCTTTGGTGGCTTGGTATCAATTGACACTTGAAAGCCAGCGAAAAATTCTGGAAGTTGTCGAGGCTGCCACGATTGATCCAGACACAGGCGAAGAAACACAAGTCAACATTAAGCCCATTGAAAAATTCAGGGCTCTTTTTCAGGGGATACCGGATCAAATTCATCTTTTGACGAATCTTGTAAAATGCCGGGGTTTAAATATTCCCAACATCGAGGATGATGAAGCGCTGGGGGAGTGGGTAAA